GCAAGTTTAGTTTATTCATATACTGAAGACCCCAACTTTGAAGACTTGTATTATGTAGGTGAAGTAAAGCCTATTAGTTTAGCAGAACTTAAAAAGCAATTTCCATATTTAACACCTAACGAATTAGAAGAAATACAGAAGTATCCAGGTAATCAAAACTACACTAGAAACTGGAGTGGTCGTTATGATGATGACACTGTGCAAGTATTATATTTTGAATACAAAACATATACTAACCAAGTATTTAAAATAAAACAAACTGCATCAGGACTTGAAAAAGCATTAGAAAAACAAGATACATTTATAGATGCGCCAGAAGGCGATAACTTTAAAAAAGCATTTAGATCAATTGAAGTACTATATTCAGGAGCTAAAATACTAGGGCATGAAAAAATGCTTGAATGGAAAATGGCTGAAAATATGACTAGACCATATGCTGATACTGTTAAAGTTAACATGAACTATAACATCGTAGCTCCTAGATTATATAAAGGAAGAATAGAATCAATTGTAAGCAGAATAACTGGTTTTGCTGATATGATACAGCTAACGCATTTAAAACTGCAACAGGTGATGTCTAGGATAGTACCTGATGGTGTTTATATGGATATAGATGGTTTAGCAGAAGTAGACTTAGGTAACGGCACTAATTATAATCCAGCAGAAGCATTAAATATGTATTTCCAAACTGGTAGTATAGTTGGTAGATCAATGACTCAAGATGGTGGTATGAACCCAGGTAAAGTTCCAATACAAGAACTTTCTACTTCAAATGGCATGGGTAAAATACAATCATTGATACAGACTTATGAGTATTATCTTAAAATGATTAGAGACGTGACGGGACTTAATGAAGCTAGAGATGGTACATTACCAGACAAGCAATCATTAGTTGGTTTACAAAAACTTGCCGCTGCTAATTCAAACGTAGCTACAAGACACGTATTACAAGCTAGTTTATATTTAACTCTTAGAACTTGTGAAAACATATCATTAAGAGTTGCTGATGCTTTAATGTTTCCAATGACTAAACAGTCTTTAATGTCTAGTATATCTAGATACAACGTAGGAACATTAGAAGAATTATCTACTTTAAATATGCATGACTTTGGTATATTCTTAGAACTAGAACCAGATGAAGAGCAAAAGCAAGTACTAGAACAAAATATTCAAATAGCTTTACAAGCTGGACAAATAGATCTTGAAGATGCTATTGACATTAGAGAAGTTGCTAATTTAAAGTTAGCTAATCAAATGTTAAAAAAGCGTAGAAAAGATAAAGCAGCTAGGGACCAACAAGCTCAACAAGCTAATATACAAGCACAAGCGCAGGCTAATGCTCAATTAGCAGAACAAACAGCTATGGCAGAAGCTCAGAAGCAGCAGATATTAACTGAGCAAAAAATGCAACTGGAAAAAGCTAAGAGTGATTTTGAAGTACAAAAGATGGAGAGAGAAGCGCAAATTAAACAACAGTTAATGGAACTAGAGTTTAATTACAACATGCAACTTACTCAAGCTCAAGGACAAAGCAGAAAAACTCAAGAAGAATTTAAAGAAGATCGTAAAGACGAACGAACTAAAATACAAGCAACGCAACAATCTGAGTTAATAGATCAAAGAAAAAACGATTTATTACCGAAGAACTTTGAATCCGCAGGTAATGATACTATGGGTGGATTTGGCTTAGAGCAGTTTGGCCCTAAGTAATTTTTAATAACTATTATATTATATTATGTCAGAAAAAGTAAAAGAAGAAGGTTCTTTTAAAGTAAAAAAGAAACCAGGTAGACCTAAAAAACTTACCAACAATGGAGAAACAATAAAAGTAGATTTATCTAAAAAAGAAGAAAAAGTAGAAGATGCCATTCAAGAGCAAACAACAGATGAAGTACTTGTTCGCAACGAACCCAAAGCTAGCGAAGAAGTTTCTAAAGAAAACATCGAAGAAACAACTGAAAAACCTTCCGAAGAAGAAAAAGTAATTCCAATACAAGAAATTACTGAAGAACCTAAGGTAGAAGAAACTAAAGAGCCAGTTATGGAAACTGCTCCAGAGCCTGCTAAACCAGAAATTAACTTACCTGAAAATGTAGAAAAGTTAGTTAAGTTCATGGAAGAAACAGGTGGCACAGTTGAAGACTACGTTAGATTAAATGCTGACTACAGCAACGTAGATGACAATACTTTAATTAGAGAATACTATAAACAGACTAAACCACACTTAGACATGGAAGAGGTTAACTTCTTATTAGAAGATAACTTTTCATTTGACGAAGATGTGGATGAAGAGCGAGATATAAAAAAGAAAAAACTTGCCTTCAAAGAAGAAATTGCTAAAGCCCGTAAATTTTTAGAGGACACTAAGAGTAAATACTACGACGAAATCAAGTTGAGACCCGGCGTAACTCAAGACCAACAAAAAGCAATGGACTTTTTCAATAGATACAACGAAGAACAGAAAATGGTTCAAGATCAACACAAGAGGTTCCAAAATAACACTAAAAGCTTCTTTAACCAAGAATTCAAAGGTTTTGACTTCAATATTGGTGAAAAGAAATTTAGATATGGAGTTTCGGATACTGATGGTGTTGCTAACACCCAATCTGATCTAACTAATTTTGTTGGGAAGTTCCTAAACGAGAAAGGTGAAGTAAAAGATTATGCTGGTTACCACAAAGCCATTTACGCTGCTGAAAACGCTGATACGATAGCTAATCATTTCTATGAGCAAGGCAAAGCCGATGCTGTAAAAGATATGATGGCTAAATCTAAAAATGTAAGTAACGAACCTAGAGTAACATCTACAGGTGATGTATTTATTAATGGTATGAAAGTAAAAGCAATTAGTGGCGTAGACAGTTCAAAGTTAAAATTAAGAATAAATAAAAAATAAATAACTTAAAACTAAAATAAAATGGGAACATTAACTGGCGGCACAGGTTTACAGCCGCACCCAGTAAAAGGCACTGCCTTAAACTCTAATTACTTAAGCTTCACTGACTCAACTGGTGGTGGATCTTTTGCAAAACAATATCTACCTGAGCTTTACGAAGCAGAAGTAGAAAGATACGGAAACCGAACAATTGGTGGTTTCTTGAGAATGGTAGGAGCTGAAATGCCTATGACTTCTGATCAAATTGTTTGGTCTGAGCAAAATAGACTTCACGTTGGATACCAAAATTGTGCTGTTTCTGGTGATAATCAAATAACTGTAACATTAAGTCCTGGTGAAATACTAGCGCTTAAAGAAAAACAATTAGTAGTAATTCAAGGTGCTCCAGGTGAAATGGTTGCTGAAGTACACAACATTCAAACTGGTTCTGGAACTACTAGAACTTTTTCTACTAAACCTTATACAGCTGCTAAATTAACTACAACTGGAACTAATGCTGGTATTTTTACCACTACTGGTAACAGTGCTAAAGTTTCTGTCTTTGTATTTGGATCTGAATATGGAAAAGGATCTGCTGATGGACCTAACGAAACTTTAACTCCAGCTTTTCAACAGTATAACAATAAGCCAATGATCTTAAGAGATGATTTTGAGGTTAATGGTTCTGACGCTGCTCAAATTGGTTGGGTTGAAGTTGCTACTGAAGATGGTGCTTCTGGATACTTATGGTATTTAAAAGCTGAGTCTGAAACTAGACTAAGATTCGAAGACTACATGGAAATGTCTATGGTTGAAGCTGTTAAGAAATCTGGTGGAGGTATTTCATCTCACGATGGTTCTGAAGGATTATTTGCCGCTATCAAAGATAGAGGAAATGTTTATCAAGGTTTTGGAGCTACAACTGCAGGTTCTGGAGCTTTAGCAGACTTTGATGAGGTTCTTAAAGGCTTAGATAAAGAAGGAGCAATTGAAGAAAATATGTTATTCGTAAATAGAGGTTTAGCTCTTGATATTGATGATATGTTAGGCGCAGTTAATTCTGGTTTTGATCAATCTTATGGTGCTTCTTTTGGTTTATTTAACAATGAAGCTGAAATGGCTTTAAATTTAGGATTTTCAGGATTTAGAAGAGGTTCTTATGACTTTTATAAATCAGATTGGAAATACTTAAACGATGCTGCTACAAGAGGTGTTTTAGGATTAAGAACAGATCTTAACCCAGCACAAACAAACACTGTTGAAGGTGTATTAGTTCCTGCTGGAACATCTACAGTTTATGATCAAATGTTAGGTCAAAATATCAGACGCCCTTTCTTACATGTAAGATATAGAGCTTCTGAAACTGAAGATAGAAGAATGAAGTCTTGGATCACTGGTTCTGTTGGTGGTGCTTACACTTCAAGTCTTGATGCTATGAAAGTTAATTTCTTATCAGAAAGATGTCTTTGTGTTCAAGGTGCTAATAACTTTGTGTTATTTACATCATAAAACAAAACAATTATAAGGTGGTCGAAAGGCCACCTTTATTTTAATTTTTTTATTATATTATATTATGAAAGCAAAAGAAAAAACTCAAGCAGAAAAAAACACTTGGGAAATGAAAGATAGAACTTATATACTAAAAGGTGATTTAAAACCCTTGACATATAGGTTACAAGGTAAATCTAGAAAAAGAACTCCGCTTGTTTATTTTGATGAAGAAAAAGGATACAATAGAGAGCTTAGGTATGCTACTAATCAAAAATCTCCCTTTACAGATGAGCAAGATGACAATGTTTTACTAGGCCATATAGTTTTCCATAGAGGTGTACTTCAAGTTCCTAAAAATGATCAAGTACTACAAAAGATGTTGTCACTGTACCATCCTCTTAAAGATTCAAGGTATTTTGAATATAGCGCAGTTGAAGAAGCTAAAGATGATTTAGATATTTTAGATCTACAAGTAGAAGCTATGGTAATGGCTAAACAGATGGATATAGATACAGCAGAAGCTATAATGAGAGTTGAAGTTGGGTCTGAAGTTTCTAAAATGAGTTCAAAAGAACTTAAAAGAGATTTAATGATTTTTGCAAACGAAAATCCAGAAATATTTATTGAACTTGCTAATGATGAAAATGTTCAATTAAGAAATTTTGGTATTGTCGCTTGCGAATCAGAGATAATAAATTTATCTCAAGATCAAAGAACATTTACTTGGGCTAGTAATGGTAGAAAATTAATGAACGTTCCTTTTGACGAAAATCCATATTCAGCTTTAGCTGCGTGGTTTAAAACTGATGAAGGTGTTGAAGTT